AATTGTCAAAAGAAAGATCCGGCGTGGATGTCCCGGCAAACTGTTCACTCTTCGTTTCTTCCAATTCTTTGTCCACAGATGGCTGGGAACCGGTCCACGTCAGATAGTCCGCATCTCCATGATACTCCTTGCCGGACACTTCATCGACTTTGATTGGGAAGTTGATGTCTTTCCCGGTTGTTTCCTTAGAGGGTAAATCCGAATCGCCATACGTTTTCAAGATCGGTTCCGCAAAGTAGTCGTTCGTATCAGCCATACGGGACAAACGCATTTCCCGTGCATCCATAATGCCGGCCACTTCGTCCCATTCAGGCTGGAGTACATCAGCATACACGACCGGAATCTTACCAAATAGGTTCGGAACCTCTTTTATAACCCAGCCGCCCATCTCATCGGTAGCTATTATAATCTTATCGGCTGTCCAGATAGTACAACTATTCCGGAGCATGCCGTTAGAATTTATCTGGTAACGATGAATAAAAGCATCCAAATCGTCGTTATCATCAAAATGAGGATAAAACTCAGAAAAGGTATTTG